TGCAGAGGGTCGTGGGCAAGACTATTCTACTATATCAGTAATAAATGTCACTAAATACCCAATGACTCAAGTTGCCGTCTATAGAAGTAACTCTATATCACCTTTATTGTTACCAAACATTGTTAATGAGGTGGCGATGAAATATAACATGGCTGATGTACTGATAGAAAGAGACTCTGCTGGTGCAGAAGTGTTAAATATACTCAATTATGACTTAGAGTATGAGAATATCATTGCAATGAGTGGTACTAAATCAGATGGGTTTGGGGTTAAAATGACAAAGAAGGTCAAGTCAATTGGTTGTTCTAACCTAAAAGACTTAATCGATAATGAAAAATTAGTGATAAGTGATTTAGATACGATATCAGAGTTGGCTTCATTTGTAATAAAAGGGAAATCGTTTGCAGCAGAAGATGGTTGTCACGATGATGTTGTGATGGGCTTAGTATTATTCTCTTGGTTTACCTCACAAGATTTGTTTAAGGATTTAACTAACAAAGATATTAGAAATACAATATATGCTGAACAAATGAAGCAGATAGAAGATGAAATGTTACCATTTGGTATATTCAATAATGGTGAAGAAGATAAAGACCAATATGTCAAGGATGGTGGGGAACTTTGGCAAATTGTCTAAATACATATTATTATAAATATTTACATCGAATAGAGAAGATTATTACGATCTTTTCATTAATCTTACAAACAAAATTTACGATTAAAGGAGACAGACTATGCAATTAAGTCCAGGTGTAGAAATTAAAGAACGTGATCTCTCCACGACGGTCGCCCCAGTTGCCAGTGGTGTAGGAGCCACAGTAGGCTTCTTTGAGTGGGGACCTGTTGGAGAGGTAGTTACAGTAACTTCAGAAAATGATCTAGTAGCAAAATTTGGAGCACCAACTAACGGAACAGCAGATTCGTTCTTTGGAGCAGCCAACTTTTTGAGATATGCAAACGATTTAAAAGTAGTGCGTGTAGTTGGTACAGCCAGTTACAATGCTACTGATGGTGGTGGTGCAGTATCAGTTAAAAATAGAGATGATTTTGATTCTCAATATACTGCTCTTGTAGCTGGTACAGAAGCCTTTGTAGCACGTTATGCTGGTGCAGAAGGAAACAAATTAGTTGTTTCTTATTCTGACTTTACAAATTGGGGCACATTCATTGATGCTAACTTATTTGATACAGCACCAGACTCAGCAAAATATGAGGTTGGTATTACTGTTCGTTACTATGATGAATCAGTAGCAGCAGCACCTGATTACGTTGATACTACTGTATACACAGCAGGTCAATTAGCAATGGATGGTGGTGTTGCATTTAAATGTATAAAATACTTAGACCAAGATGCAACAGCTGATGGTGTTGTTAAACCTAATGTTTCTGCCAATTCTGACCTTTTCTGGGAAGTAGTTGGGTTTAATGTAGTCGAGTCTTTCATGGTATCTGCCACTGATGGATTCACAGGACCTACAGGTGAAAATAATTATGCAAGTGAAGTAATTAATAACCGTTCAAAATGGATATATGTTGTCTCTGAAAATTTAGGTGCAGCAGCACAAGAGAAATTTTCAGACGGTGGTGTAGCAGCCCCTGTCAATGGTGACTGGACAGATGGTTGGGACTTAATGGCTAATCCAGAAGAAGTAGATGTTCAACTTCTTGTTGCTGGTGGTGCTAATGGTCTTCCAACAGCAGACAGTAAATTAGTGTCAGAATACATAGTAAACCAAGTTGCATTTGCACGTGGTGACTGTATGGCATTCATTTCTCCAGCAAAACAGTTAGTAACAGATTCTCTTGGTGACCCAAGTACTATTACTACTGCACTTGTTGATTACAGAGATAGTCTTAACGTTGGTGCTAAAGCAGGTACATACTGTGCAATGGACGGTAATGTTAAGTATCAATATGATAAGTACAATGATAAATATCGTTGGATGAATCTTAGTGCTGATATCGCTGGTCTTTGTGTATTCACAGATAATGTTAGAGACCCTTGGTGGAGTCCTGGTGGCTTAAATCGTGGTGCTATTAAATCTGTGGTTAAATTAGGTTTTAATCCAGCACAAGCATACAGAGATACACTTTATAAGAATGCAATCAATCCAGTTGTTTCATTCCCAGGTCAAGGTACAGTACTTTGGGGTGATAAGACAATGACTAATAAACCAAGTGCATTTGATAGAATCAATGTACGTAGATTGTTTATCTTCATTGAGAAGGCAATTAGTAGAGCATCTAAGTTCTTCTTATTTGAGTTTAACGATTCATTTACTAGAAGTCAATTTGTTTCAACAGTTGATCCTTTCTTACGTGACGTTAAAGGTCGCAGAGGAATGTCTGATTACTTAGTTGTATGTGACGGTTCAAATAATACTTCAACGGTTATTGATGCAAATGAGTTTAGAGCTGATTTCTACATCAAACCAAGTAAGAGTATTAATTTTATAACACTCACATTTGTGGCAACCAAAACTGGTGTTGCATTTAGTGAAGTAATAGGTTAAGGAGGATAGAAAATGGCGATTTCAACTTTAGACACATTTAAATCTAATTTTGCTGAGTGGCAACGTCCAACGCACTTTGAGGTAGAAATAAGTAATATTAATATCCCTGGTGCAAAGTTTGACAGCGACTTTAAAATTGTATGTAAAGCTTCAAACGTTCCTGCTGCAACTACTGGCGTAGTTGAAGTTCCATATCTTGGTCGTAAGATTAAGGTAGCTGGAGATAGAACGTTTGCTGACTGGACTGTCACAGTAATGGATGATGTAAACCACAAGTATAGAGAGAAGTTCGAACGTTGGATGGAGTACATTGGTAACTCTGCTTTCAACGTAAACGCTTCAACTCCTTTATATAAGGCAACTGCTAGTATTAAGATGTTAGAACGTTCAGCTGGTGCTGTAACTGGAGAATGGTTAATGGTAGGATTGTTTCCAAGTGAGATTGGTACAATTGATATGTCATATGAGACAAACGATGCTATTGCAGAATATACTGTAACATTTGCATATGATTACCATACTAGTGGTGTTGCTAATACTGCTGGTGGTGCTCTTGCTAATGCTTTCCTAGGATAATAATGAAAGATTAATTTCTTCCATATATATACTACTATATTATGAGATAAAGGATAGCATATGCCAATTGAATTATTCGGGTACAGATTAGAGAAAAGACTTAAGGAAAAGGATAAATCCAAAATAGCTAAGTCTTTTGTTCCACCTCGGGAAGAGGATGGTGCTAGTGTTATTCATGGCGGTGGAGTTAACGACTACTCCATTAATTTTGATTTCGACTATAAGTCGGATTTCGAATTAATAGAGAGATATCGGAAAATATCCAAGCACCCTGAGGCAGAATCAGCCATTGATGATATCATCAATGATGCTATTGTATTCGAACCCGGTGAAGAATCTATTTCCATTAACATGGAAAACTTAGATCAACCTGATAATATTAAAGAAGCAATTACTGAAGAATTTGAAAAAGTAACCAGATTACTCAGTTTTAATAAAGAAGGTGGTGAGTGGTTCAGAAAGTGGTATATTGACGGTAAGTTATACTTCCATATTGTAATGGATGAGGGTAACTTAAAGAAAGGTATTCGTGAGGTTCGTTGGATAGAACCTACTTTGATTAGAAAAATACGTGAAGTTCTCAAAGAAAAGAATGAACAGAATGTAGAGATTATCACTGGTATTGAAGAGTATTATCTTTATACACCTGAAGGTGCAGCATCTACAAGTGGTATTAAGATTGCTAATGAAGCAATCTGTTATGGACATTCAGGACTATTAGATGAACATAGTGAGAATATTTTAAGTTATTTACATAAGGCTATTAAGCCTATAAATCAACTTAGAATGCTTGAAGACTCTCTAGTTATCTATAGATTATCTAGAGCACCAGAGAGAAGAGTGTTCTATATTGATGTTGGTAATCTTCCAAAGGGTCGTGCGGAAGAATATTTACGTAGTGTAATGAACAAGTATAAGAATAAAATTGTTTATGATGCTACTACTGGTACTACTAAAGACCAGAATGATACGATGACAATGATGGAAGATTTTTGGTTACCTCGTAGAGAAGGTGGTAAAGGTACAGAGATTACTACACTTCCTGGCGGGCAGAACCTTGGAGATATAGATGATATTCTTTATTTTCAGAAGAAAGTCTACAAGGCATTGCACGTACCAATTTCGAGAATGGAGACGGATAGTGGATTTTCACTTGGTAGGTCTGCTGAAATTAGTAGAGATGAGATTAAGTTTAATAAGTTTGTAGAGAAATTAAGAAAGAGATTTAGTGAGATTTTCTACCAATTACTTAGAGCTCAATTAGTTGCCAAAGGTATTATAACTAAAGTAGAGTGGAAAGACTTTAAAGAGAATATTGATTTTGATTTTAATTCCGACTCATATTTTGCTGAATTAAAAGAAGCAGAAATGTTAAAAGAAAGGATGGAAATCTTAAGAGATTTAAATGATTATGTTGGTAAGTATGTATCTCACGGATGGGTTAGAAGAAGTATACTACAACAATCAGAAGATGAAATGACTGAGATGGATAAAGAGATTAAGGCAGAAATGTCTGATCCTAAATACAAACCTAAAGAAGATGAGGATGGAGGATATTAATTATGAGTGAAACAACTGTTAAAGATGTATTAAATATGGCGAGAAATGATAAGGCACACGAGTTTTCGACTGGTATTGGTTCGTTGTTAAAGCAACGACTTTTTGCAGCGATTGCTAATAAGAAACAAGAATTATCTAAGACCTTATTTTCCAAAAAAGACAAGGATACTCAAGGAGAGTAGTATGTTAAGTTTTAATGAATTCAATGATAAGTTTGTCATTATAGAAGATGAAGAACTGATTCTCACTAAAGAACAATATTCTGAAGTTGAGGAAGAAGACCAGTCTCTTTTCGAATGGGATGAAGTATCAGAAAGATTTAAATATGTGGTTCGTGGAAAGAAGAAAGTTAAAAAAACACTTTACACTAAAGCACAAAAGAATAAAAGAATGGGCGTTGCAAAACGTAAGAAAGTTGCTAGAAAGGGTGCGAGAGCACGTAAGAAAAATGTTGGTGGTCAAGTAAAAGCTCTTAGAAAGAGAAAGAAGAGTATGAAGAAACGTAAAGCGTTCGGAATGAGGACTGCAAAACCTGGCAAAGCAATAAACCTAAAATAGGAGTAAGACAATGAGACTTATTACAGAGATTAGTGAAGACTTAACACAGTTAGTTACAGAGTCGAAAAAGACTGGCGAGAAGAGTTACTTTATTGAAGGTGTATTCTTACAAGCAGAGAAGAAGAATAGAAATGGTCGTATATATCCACAGAAAACAATGGATAGAGAAGTACAACGATACACTGAGACATACGTTAACGAGAATCGTGCGTTTGGTGAACTTGGTCATCCATCAGGTCCTGGCATCAATTTAGACCGTGTATCACATATGATTACCGAATTGAAAAAAGACGGTAGTAACTATGTTGGTCGTGCCAAGATAATGGATACACCATATGGACGAATAGTTAAAAATCTAATTAAAGAAGGTGCTAGACTTGGTGTTTCATCAAGAGGTATGGGTTCAATGAAACAAAAGAATGGTGCTAATATTGTTCAAGATGATTTCTATCTTGCAACAGCGGCAGATATTGTTGCAGACCCTTCAGCTCCAGATGCATTTGTAAATGGAATAATGGAAGGGAAAGAGTGGATATGGAATAATGGTATATTCCAAGAATCAGAGATTGCACAAGCAAAGAAAGAAATCGACAAAACAAAAAGTGTGGATTTAGAAGAGAAGATGATGGAAGTATTTAACAAATTCATAAATAATCTGTAAAATACGATAATTTATAAATATAATTGAAACAGAATTCATTTAGAAAGATAATTTTAAGGAGACAAATATGAAACTGAAAACTGAATCAGGTGAGATTCTAGAGTTATCAGAAGACACTTACAAAAGTGTTGATGGTGACATGGAACTTACTGTAGAAGAAGCAGAAGCGTTGTTAGAAGACGGCACATTAGAAGCTATGGCAGAAGAAGCTGAAGTTGAAACTGTTGCAGAAGCATCACCGCCTAAAGCTAACAAGTTAAAGAAGAAAACAATTAAGGGTGATAACGAGGCGGAAGCCGAAGTATTCGAAGACGAAGACGAAGACGAAGACGAAGACGATGGTGACGAAGAGGAAGAAGAAGAAGAAGTAAAAGTCGCTACTAAAAAGCAAAAGGTCAAAGAAGAAGCAGAGATTGAAATCGATGTTACTGAAGACGTAGATGCTTTATTTAACGGCGAAGATCTTTCTGAAGAGTTTAAGACTAAAGCAACTACAATTTTCGAAGCAGCTGTTAAGTCACACGTCAAATCTGAAGCTAAGAAGATAGAGGAATCTGTCTCTGGTACTATAGAAGATAGAATGGAAACATTCACTGAAGATATGGTAGAAAAAGTTGATGGTTATTTAGACTACGTAATTACTGAATGGATGCAGGATAATAAACTAGTTGTTGAACAAGGTCTTAAGACTGAAGTCACTGAAGAGTTTGTTAGTGGACTTAAAACATTGTTTGAGAGTCACTATATAGATGTTCCAGCAGAGAAATATGATGTAATTGGTGAACAGGCTGATAAGATTGAAGAATTAGAATCTAAGTTAAACGAAGAGATTAATTCCAAGATTGAATTATCCAAAGATATTTCTAAAATGAAGAAAGCTACAGTCTTTACTGAAGCAACAGGCGAATTAGCATCTACTCAGGTAGAGAAGATTCGTGTACTTGCAGAAGACATTGACTACAAATCAGAAGATGAATATAGGAAATCGGTATCTACTTTAGTAGAGAACTACTTCCCATCTGAAGATAAGAAAGCTGAACTCATAGAAGAAACAACAACAAGTAAGAAAAAGAAAGCAACTGTTTCAGCTGAGATAGACGCAATCTTAGCTACAATTTCTAAATTTTCATAAATAAGAATATACAAAAAGGAGAAAAATATGTATTTAACTGAAGAAATTAAAGAGAAGTGGGCTCCGGTTCTTGAAGCAGATGGTTTGCCAGAGATAACGGATGCACATATTAAAGGCGTTACGACACGTCTATTAGAGAACCAGAAACTATCACTTGCAGAAGCGAACGTTACTGGTGTTGGTGTTGACAATTGGGATCCAATCCTAATTTCACTAGTTCGTAGAACAATGCCACAACTAATGGCGTATGACGTTATTGGTGTTCAACCGATGACAGGTCCTACTGGACTTATCTTCGCTATGAAGACGTGGTATGGTCACGAACAAGGTCAAGAAGTAGGTGCAGTTGAAGCACTTTCAGGTAAAGGTGGTTCAGCATTTGCACCAGATGAAACTCATTCTGGTGATATGGATACTGCTGTGGCAGAAACATTAGGTTCTGCAGCTCATCCAGCAGGTTTGGGTGCTACGGCAGGAGCAGACTATGCTGAGATGTCATTCTCAATTGAGAAGACTCCTGTAACTGCAGTTTCTAGAGCGTTGAAAGCTAAGTATTCAACTGAATTAGCACAAGATTTAAAAGCAATTCACGGTTTAGATGCCGAGACTGAATTAGCTAACATCTTATCTGCTGAAATCTTGAATGAAATTAATCGTGAGATTGTTGTAGCGATTAACACACAAGCAAAACCAGGTGCGACTGCAGGTGCATATGACTTTACTGCTGACTCAGATGGTCGTTGGGCTGCTGAGAAAGTGAAAGGTATGTTATTGCAAATCAACAAGGAAGCTAACACAATTGGTCTACAGACTGGTCGTGGTATGGGTAACTGGTTGATTGTATCTCCAAATGTTGCATCTATTTTAGATATGACAGTTGGACTTGATATGCCTGCTGGTATGGGTGTTGGAACTGGTTCAATCAATTCTGATTTCACTAAAGGTACATTCGCTGGTGTTCTTGGTGGTAAGTATAAGGTCTATGTTGACCAATATGCTGCTTCTGATTACATCACTGTTGGATATAAAGGTTCTAATGCATATGATGCTGGTATCTTCTATTGTCCGTATGTTCCATTACAAATGATGAAGAGCATTGGTGAGAATGACTTCCAACCACGTATCGGGTTTAAGACTCGTTATGCTGTACAAGCAAATCCGTTTGCTTTAGGCGGAGCTGGTGCTAACCCTTACTTCCGTACAATGACAGTAGCTAATCTGTAGTAAGTACTAAGTAATGATAATAAAAGGACTCTTCGGAGTCCTTTTTTCATGTATAAATATAATATATGAAAGAACCAAATAACTTAAATCCAGGGACACCTTCCAATTTCAAATTCGAAATTCGGAAGCTACCTAACGTGACGTACTTCTTACAGGATGCGGACTTACCTACAATAACATTAGGCAGTGTTCCATTACCTAATCCACATTTGAACTTTAACGTTCCAGGTGATGACTTGAATTTTGCACCACTCGCTCTCGACTTCATTGTTGACGAAGATTTTAATAACTATAAAGAATTGTATAATTGGATGCTATCTATTCAAAATCCAAACAAATACGCCTCTAAATTAGATGAGTGGTATTCTGATGGTGTTCTAACCATCCTTACAAATAATAAGAACTATAATATGTCAGTAACGTTTTTTGACTTATATCCTATCACCATAGGTGATGTTGGATTTAATGTATCTAGTGAAGGTGAACCAATTACTTGTAACGTTGACTTTGACTATTCACACTTTGAGTTTAATAAATTTTAAAAAAGACTTAAAAAAGACTTGACATTCCCTTTGAATTGTGTTATAATGTGTTAAATGAAAATTGAAAAAATAATGGAAATGGTTGATGAAGATCTTAAATATGATCATAACAACCTTGATACAGAATCCTTAAAAAGCCCCCTTCTACACAACAAGTATTTAAAATTACTTGTCGGTGAAATCTTGACGTTCAAACGTTTGGAGCAAGAGAAGAAGCGTACGTACATGCAAAAATATAATTATTACATTGGTCGTGGTGACCCAGAGGATTATGAGAATTGGCCAGACTATGAAATTTCAAAGTCTGAAATCAAAATATATATAGAAAGTGATAAGGAATACCAAGCCATTGAATTTAAAATGGTAATAGAGAAAGAGAAAATCGAGTATCTTGAGAAGATTATTAAGACGATATCATCAAGAAATTGGGATATCAGAAATGCGATTGAGTGGCAGAAATTTCAAAATGGTGTATTATAAAATATGAGTGATATAGTAATTAGAAAGTTTGATGATGTATTTTTAAGAGTTGAAGCAGAGCAAAGTATATTGGCTGAAGCTTCAGACTTTTTCACATTCCAAGTTCCTGGGCATCGATTTATGCCATCTTTCAGAACTAAGCAATGGGATGGGAAGATAAGACTCCTAAACTCATACACTGGGGCATTATATGCTGGTCTACATAAGTATGTTGAGAAGTTCGCAAGGCAAGGTAACTACTCTTTTTCGTATGAAAATGGATTTAATCCGATAGAAGCAGATAAAGATGAAATTGCCGAATTCGTAAAGTGGTTAAATCCACATTCAAACAACAAACCTATCACACATCACGACTATCAAATAGATGGTGTGACTCGTGCAATATCAGATAATAGAGCATTACTTCTATCACCAACATCGTCTGGAAAGTCTCTAATGATATACACTCTCATTAGATGGTACGAACAAATCATCCCAAGCGATAAACAAATATTAATCATTGTTCCTACTACTCAATTAGTTGAACAGATGTATTATGACTTCGCTGATTACTCTACTCACAACGGATGGAGTGCAGAAGATAAATGTCACCGAGTATATGCTGGACACGATAAGAACGATCCTACAAAAAAAGTTATAATTTCGACTTGGCAGAGTATATATAAAATGAAGAAAATGTTTTTCAAATCTTTTAATGTTTTGATTGGTGATGAGGCCCACGGATTTAAGTCTAAGTCTCTTACTAGTATAGCTACTAAGATGGTTGACTGCCCATACAAGTTTGGAACTACTGGAACTCTAGATGGTACAACCACACATAGACTTGTACTAGAGGGATTGTTCGGACCTGTGTATAAAGTAATCACAACAAAACAATTGATGGATGAAAAGAAAATTTCATCATTGTCTATTCATTGTGTTGTACTAGAATATGAAGAGAATATACGAAGAGCTTATAAGAATCTGACCTATCAAGAAGAAATTCTATTCCTTATATCGAATAAGAAAAGGAATAAATTTATAAAGAATCTTGCAGTAACTCAAGAGGGTAATACTCTTGTACTGTTTCAGATGGTAGCTAAACATGGTAAGATTCTTCATAAGTTAATAACAGAAGAATTGAAAGATACAAATAGAAAGATATTTTTTGTATCTGGTGAGACGAAAACTAAAGACAGAGAGTTGGTGAGAGAGATTACTGAGAAAGAAAATGATGCTATAATTATTGCAAGTTATGGTACGTTCAGTACTGGAATTAATATTAAGAATCTACACAATATCATATTTGCTTCTCCATCAAAGAGTCGCATACGTAACTTGCAAAGTATTGGTAGGGGATTGAGAAAGAGTGATGTAAAAGACCACGCAACATTATACGATATTGCTGATGATATACATTGGAAAAAACATAAGAACTTTACTCTAAAACATTTCTTTGAAAGAATAAAGATTTATAATAGTGAACAGTTTGATTACAAAATACATAAGGTGGAAATAAGATGATTGAAAACGTAAGATTAGTAAAGTTGATTAATGGTGAAGAATTCGTTGCACAAGTGACAGAGACTGACACTCATTATATATGCAAAGACCCAGTGGGTATTGCTCCTACAAAACAAGGTGATGGTACAATGAGTGTTGGATTTTTTCCATTCATGCCATACTCAGAGGACGGTGATTTCGAATTCCGTAAGGAAGTCGTTATCATTGTAGTAACAGTGCAGGGTGATGTGAAAAACAACTACAGTAAGATATTTGGTTCAATTGAACTACCACCCTCTCAAAAAATAATTGTATAAATTACTTGACTTTTACATGAGTATAATGTATAATATGAGTAATCGGTGGTCACATATAGGGATGGGATACCGCAACCGAAATGTTGTCAAACTATTTATTTAAT